TCCTGTTGGTTCACCTTCAATTTCAACATCTTGGTCTGGTCAGGTAGACTGGTTCGAGCAACAAGAAATCGAACTGAGTGTTGGTAAACTTGAGTGGGATCAGTTAGCAAACCGCCCTGGAACTTCTGAGTATGCTGCTTCTAGAGGTGGTAGATTTGACGAAGTTCACGTTGTTGTTATTGACGACAAAGGAACCGTAACTGGTAATGCTGGAACAATCCTTGAGAAGCATTTGAGTCTTTCTAAGGCAAAAGATGCTGAGTTCTCTGTTGGTTCTCCTTCTTACTGGAGAAAGTATCTTTACACCAATTCTCAGTATATCTTTGGTGGTTCTGCTCCTGCTGGAACTGCATCTATCGCATTAAATGAACCAACTGATACTGCTGGACATACTCTTGAGGGAGATTCTGGTTGGGATCAAAATGCCGACGGTGTAAAATTTGGTGGATGTGGAGTACAGACACTCACTCTTGGTGGTGGTCTTAACTACGGCGGAAAGACTGATGTTTCTACTGCTGGCGCACTCTACTCTGGTCTGGATGATATCATCTCTGGACTTACTAGATTTGAGAACACTGAAGAGTATGAAGTAGACTTCATCTTAATGGGTTCTGCAAACTACGGTATCGATGATGCTGCAGCACTTGCTAACAAGTGTGTTGCAGTTGCTGAAGCAAGAAAAGACGCTGTTGCATTTGTTTCACCTCACAGAGGCGCATTCATTACAGATAACACCGTTGGTTCTGTTACTGTCGAAAATGTAGATACGATTACGGATAACGTACTCGCATTTGCTAATCGCATCACCTCAACCACATATGCTGTTATCGATAGCGGTTACAAGTACATGTATGACCGCTTCAACGACACTTTCCGTTATGTCCCACTGAATGGCGACATTGCTGGAACTTGTGCTAGAACTGATGTTGAACAGTTCCCATGGTTCTCACCTGCTGGAACTTCACGCGGTGCTATCCTCAACGCAGTCAAACTTGCTTACAATCCTGGTAAGAAGCAGAGAGATCAACTCTACTCTGCAAGAGTAAACCCAGTAATCTTCTCCCCTGGAGCAGGAATTATCCTCTTCGGTGATAAGACTGCATTCGGTAAGTCCTCCGCGTTCGATAGAATCAACGTCCGCCGCCTGTTCATCTTCCTTGAAGATGCAATCTCCGCTGCTGCTAAGGACTTCCTGTTCGAGTTCAATGATGAAATCACAAGAACTAACTTTGTGAACATTGTTGAACCATTCCTCCGCGACGTTCAGTCGAAACGAGGTATCTTTGATTACGTCGTCGTTTGTGACGAGACCAACAACACCGCTGCTATCATTGATAACAATGAGTTTGTTGCTGACATCTTTATCAAACCAGCAAGATCGATCAACTTCATCGGTCTTACCTTCATCGCCACCAGAACTGGTGTTGCTTTTGAAGAAGTAATCGGCTCCGTTTAATTCAATTAGAGGTTAACTAAAATGCCATCTAGAAATCAAATTAATCCACCCCCACTAAGAAAGATTACCGACTTCAAGAGTAAGTTAACGGGTGGTGGCGCTCGCGCCAACCTCTTTGAAGTCGTACTTCAGTTCCCTGACCTGGCACAACCAGACTCTGCAACTCTTGAGAAATCAAGATTCCTGGTCAAAGGTGCTAACATGCCAGCATCTAACATTGCACAAATTGAAGTTCCTTTCAGAGGTCGTGTCCTAAAAATTGCAGGTGATAGAACCTTCGATTCCTGGACTGTTACCGTCCTGAACGATACCGACTTTGCAATTCGCTCTGCCTTTGAGCGTTGGATGAATACCATCAACAGAGTATCTGATAATACTGGTCTGGTTAATCCAGCAGATTATCAAGCAGATGCTTATGTTTATCAATTAGACCGTGATGGTTCTGTTCTCAGATCCTATCGTTTCTATGATGTGTTCCCAACTCAGGTAGCACCAATCGAACTCTCTTATGATGCTCAAGGCATTCAAGAGTTCACTATTGAACTTCAAGTTCAGTGGTGGGAAGCTACTAAAGGCACTGGCGCTAATGCTGGTGGTGAGGACATCAACTAAATAGAAGAAGGAAAAGACTCAGATTAACTTATTATGGCCAAACTTTTTGGTTTTTCTATTGACGATAATCAGAATAAGTCACCTTCGGTTGTCTCCCCCGTTCCTGAAACTAATCAGGACGGGGTTGATAATTATATCAGCAGTGGATTTTACGGTCAATACGTTGATATTGAAGGTGTCTTCCGAACAGAGCATGATTTAATAAAAAGATATAGAGAGATGGCGCTGCATCCAGAAGCGGATGGTGCTATCGAAGATGTTGTTAATGAAGCAATCGTTAGTGACCTTTACGATTCTCCTGTAGAGATTGAACTTTCTAATCTCAATGCAAGTGAAGGTCTTAAGAAGAAGATTAGAGAAGAATTCAAATATCTCAAAGAAATTTTAGACTTTGATAGAAAGTCTCATGAAATTTTCCGCAACTGGTATGTTGACGGTAGACTTTACTATCTGAAAGTTATTGACTTAAAAGCACCTCAAGAAGGTATCAAAGAACTGAGGTACATTGATCCTCTCAAGATGAAGTATATTCGTCAAGAGAAGAAGAATCAAAATGGAAAATTCGATAATGGTGCAGTAAGAATCAATAGGGGAGAAGACCTTCAGAAAGGAATGGAGTTTGAGGAGTTTTTCCAATATACTCCTTCTCCAAGTGCATCTCACGGCATCTCTGCGATGAGTCGTGGAAGTGCTAAGTCAATCAAACTCGCAAAAGATGCAGTTACATATTGCACTTCTGGTCTTGTAGATAGAAATAAAAATACTGTTCTTTCATATCTCCATAAAGCAATCAAAGCACTCAATCAACTTAGAATGATTGAGGATTCTCTGGTTATCTACAGACTATCCAGAGCACCAGAACGTCGTATTTTCTATATTGACGTTGGTAATCTTCCTAAAGTAAAAGCAGAGCAATACCTCAAAGAGGTTATGTCTCGCTATAGAAATAAACTTGCTTATAACGCACAGACTGGTGAAGTCCGTGATGACCGCAAGTTTATGTCCATGATGGAGGACTTCTGGTTACCACGTAGAGAAGGTGGTCGCGGAACTGAGATCACTACCCTGCCTGGTGGTCAGAATCTGGGAGAACTCTCCGATATCGAATACTTCCAGAAGAAACTGTATAGAGCACTTGGTGTTCCCGAATCCAGAATTGCTGCTGATGGTGGTTTCAATCTTGGTCGTTCTTCTGAAATTCTGAGAGATGAACTTAAGTTTGCTAAGTTTGTTGGTCGTCTGAGAAAGCGTTTTGCTAACATGTTTAATGACATGTTGAAGACACAACTTATTCTTAAGAACATCATTACTCCTGAAGATTGGGAAGTAATGAGAGATCATATCCAATATGATTTCCTATATGATAATCAGTTTGCTGAACTCAAAGAGAAAGAACTTACTGAAGGTAGACTTGGACTTCTTGCTCAGATAGAACCATTCATTGGTAAGTATTATTCTACTGAGTATGTAAGAAAGAGAATTCTTCGTCAAACTGATCAAGAAATCATTGAGATTGATGAGCAGATTGAAGATGAAATTCAAAAAGGTATCATCCCAGATCCTTCAACAATTGATCCAGTAACTGGTCAACCATTACCACAAGCAGGTGAGGGTGCAGGTATGGAAGGTATGGGTGAAGATGCTATGGGAATGGGAGAAGTTCCTATGGAACCAGATATGAATGCAATGGCGGCAGAAGTAGATGCACAGTATCAAAAAGATACCAAGAAGGCTGAGTTATAAATAAATTATATTAACTTTATTGATTAATCATGGAAGATATTGTCGATTTGATCGCTACAGACTCTTCGGCGTCTGATGTTAGCGACAAACTGAAAGAAATTCTGTATGCAAAAGCAGCAGAACGTATTGATATTGCTAGACCATATGTTGCCAATGCAATGTTTGGTCAAGAGTTTGAAGATTCCACTGAGGATGAAACTGAGAGTGAAGTAACAGATGAACCTGCTGAGGAAGAACCTTCTGCAGAACTGAGA